TTGGTGGCAAAGAAGGCTAAGTGTAGTCCTAGCTACGCGCACTTATTACGTCAACAAGTTAAAAAAGCAGAATATAATACTGCTAAGGCAGAGCTGGAAGAAGATGCACCACAGGAACACAAAACGCCGGTGTTGGTAGCGGCAACTGGATTAAGTGCAGAGGTAAAAACAAGTTATCTAGAAACTAACGACCTACCTCCGGCCCCGGTCGAGGTAGTGACCCGAAGCAAGATTCTTAGTACCGCCAAATCGTATATCACGAGGGATAGACAAGCAGACCACGGTGATGCAGAGGATAACTTCTCGCGGATCGCAGGGTACTGGTCATTGCATACCGGTGTTACGTTAACTGCTACTGATGTTGCAGTGATGATGGCGCTATTAAAGGTAGCTAGGATCAAGCAGAACCCCCAGCATGTTGATAACTGGGTGGATGGTGCAGGGTATTTCGCCTGTGGTGGTGAGATAGCGAACCAATAAAAATAGTCCGACCTTTCCAGTGTGTTAAAGCAGACTCAAAATGCGAGTATAACTGACACCGAAGGGGTGCGAAGCCCCTACCCCAAAGGTCATGAGAGCTAGAAAAGTCCAAAAACTCCAAATCTAACACTTGTAAAAATTTGGACATTGGCAACTAGTGGTCATCCTATAAACTTATTACTGGGAACAATTGCAAGGCCGCATTGATTTTTTTCCAAGCTTTATGGAAAGTAGTGGCAAGTGTGGCAAGGTATAAAAAACATTTTAATATCAATGGCTTGCCGTCGCTCTATTTACCCACTACTGGCTAATCAGTAGTGGTCATCCTATAAACTTATTACTGGGAACAATATGGATCTTATTACTGTAGATTTCGAAACGTACTACGATAAAACGTTTTCGTTAAGTAAGATGACGACCGAAGAATACGTACGTGACCCTCGTTTTGAGGTGATTGGCGTAGGAGTTAAAGTAAATAACGGACCAACTGAATGGGCGAGTGGAACACATGAACAAATTAAGGACTATTTACACACATTCGGCTGGGCAGACGCTATGGTTCTGGCTCACAATACCATTTTTGACGGGGCCATTCTTACTTGGTTGTTTGATATTTGCCCTAGGGTGTGGGCTGATACTTTGTGCATCGCTCGTGCTCTTCATGGGGTGGAAGTTAGCGGCAGTCTCGCAGCATTGGTGGAACGATACGGTATCGGAACTAAAGGAACTGAAGTACTAAACGCACTAGGTAAAAGACGTGCTGATTTTACCGATGAAGAGCTTAGTAGGTATGGGGACTACTGCATCAATGATGTAGAACTGACCTACAAGTTATTCGGTTTAATGGGTAGGAACTTTCCGAGGCAAGAACTTAAAATTATAGATATGACCTTGCGTATGTTCATACAGCCTGTGTTAGATCTGGACCTCGGATTACTTGAGCAGCATCTTGAAGACACTAAAGAACTTAAGGATAAGTTGTTACTAGATGCGGGTGTAGATAAGAAAGACCTGATGAGTAACCCTAAGTTTGCTGGGTTGTTAGAAATATTAGGGGTTATCCCCCCGATGAAGACCAGCCTTACTACAGGTAAGGAGACTTTCGCGTTTGCCAAGTCTGATGAAGCGTTTAAAGCACTATTGGAGCACGAAGATGTGCGTGTACAAACGTTGGTCAGTGCGCGACTTGGTAACAAAAGCACGTTGGAAGAAACACGTACGCAACGGTTCATTGACATAGCCAAGCGCGGACTACTACCCGTCCCTGTTAAATACTATGCCGCACATACCGGACGTTGGGGTGGGGCTGACAAGATAAACCTCCAGAATTTACCCAGTCGTGGGCCAAATGGTAAGAAACTAAAACGTAGCATCGTTGCCCCTGATGGATACATGTTGGTTGACTGCGATTCAAGTCAGATCGAAGCACGCGTGCTGTCATGGTTGGCAGGGCAGGATGACTTAACAGAAGCATTTCGTGTTGGTGACGATGTGTATAAGAAAATGGCGATGTCAATATACGGCGTCAATCGAGAAGAAGATGTTACTAAAGACCAGCGGTTCGTAGGTAAGACCACTATCCTTGGTGCCGGTTACGGTATGGGAGCCGTGCGTTTCAAAGATCAACTGCAATCGTTCGGGTTCGATATAGAGCTGGACGAAGCTCGCCGCGTCATAAACATTTACAGAGAAACAAATTTCCAGATCACTCGTTTATGGAATGATGCGAGTCATACCATACGTTGTATGGAGCAAGGGGTGGGGACGGAACTTGGTATTAATAATGTTATCAGCGTTGACCCTACGGTACCTGCCATCATCCTACCCTCGGGATTGCAGATGCGTTACGAAGATCTGCGGGGTGAGCAGAGTGAGCGTGGTGTGGAGTACACGTATAAAGTACGTCGAGGCCGAAACCGGATCTATGGTGGGAAGGTAATAGAAAACGTATGTCAAGCGGTGGCTCGTTGCATAATCGGTGAGCAGATGCTAAAAATTAGTAAGCGGTATCACGTTGTTTTAACGGTGCATGACTCCGTTGTCTGCTGTGTACCTGAAGATAAAGTCGAAGAAGCCCAACGCTATATCGAAGAGTGTATGCGTTGGTTACCCGACTGGGCTGAGGGTCTACCCATAGACTGTGAATCTGGTGTTGCCAAGTCCTACGGAGATTGCGAATGAACATTGTTGATTTTGAAGAATATAAAGAACAGTTACGTTCACAAGAAAAGCATGTAGCGGCCTTAATAGGGCTAGTAGAAACAGGTGAAGAGATTGTGTCAGTATCTGTGCACAAGGTAGACGGCACTTTTAAGGTTCTAATCCAGCACTTGGATTGTTCGGCAGACCCTCCAGTGCTGAACTCAGTAAGTTTACATAGGGCAGAACTAGAAATGGTCATCCATGCGTTGATCGAAATAGATGGTTTTTTACCTAAGGAAGAGTGATGAGCATTGCACCTTGGTCGTTCAGTAAGATAAAGGCGTTTGAGCAATGCCCTAAGAAGTTTTACCACTTGAAAGTTGCTAAGGATTACTCAGAGCCTGAGACCGATGCGATGTATTATGGTACCGCGTTTCATGAAGCAGCCGAAGAATACGTACGTGATAACGTACCACTACCACCACAGTTTGACTACGCTAAAGCTGGGCTTGATGCACTGAACGCCAAACAGGGTAAGAAGTTATGTGAATATAAGTTGGGGTTGACCGAAAACCTTGACCCCTGCGACTTCTTTTCGGATGACGTTTGGTTCCGTGGGATTGCAGACTTGGTGATCCTTGATGACGAAACCGAAACTGCTTGGGTGGTAGATTACAAAACAGGTAAAAACGCTCGGTATGCAGACAAAGGGCAGCTTGAGTTGATGGCACTAGCGACATTCAAACATTTCCCCAACATTAAAGAAGTGCGGGGTGGGTTGATGTTTGTTGTGTCAAACGAGTTAATAACGGATACATACCTCTTAACAAACCAAGGTGAGTTATGGGGTAAATGGTTGGCTGATTACACGAATATGGAATCAGCTTTTACGAACGATACGTGGAACGCTAACCCCAGCGGGTTATGCAAAGCACACTGCGTAGTGCTGGAGTGTCCGCACAACGGGAGAGGGTAGTGAAAGAATCATATTTAGTTGTAGATACAGAAACTGGGTTGGTAGATGGGTACTGGACACATAAAATCGATGCTCTGGAAAGTGCTTTACGTTACCAAACGAAAGTAGGACACCCTATGACGGTTGAGGCGGTAACTGAGCGCCCGTACCTAGAAAACCACCAAATGATTAAGTACCACTTACCACAGGAAAATTAAATGCCTTACAGAAACAAGTCAGACAGAAAGAAACAAGTAAACAAATCACCAGATAGTCCAGAGTTCAGGCGTCGTATGGCGAGACAGGAAGCTAGACGTGAAATGGACAGGACAGGTAAAGACGCGAACAAGAATGGCAAAGCAGACAAACGAGAAGGTAAGGATGTTAGCCATAACGTAGCACTGGCGCGGGGCGGCACTAACAAGGATGGCGTGAAGGTGGAGAGTGCGAGTGCCAACCGTAGCCGTAACTTAAAGAAGAAGAAATCTCCCAGACGTTTAGCCTGATGCGTCTTTAAACCACGTACGAAGCACCCTCCAGTTGCCGAGTACAAAAATCAGGCTAGTCCAAGGGTGCTAATACCCTTCATAACAGACCTAGCCCTATCTGTGGACGAAGCAGGGCTACTACCGAGGAATATAGATGGAAATTTACCAGAACAAGGCGTTGCTCTTGCGGCTTCGCAACCCTAAAAAAGTAACGACAGTCATACCCAAAAGTAAGCAGTTACCTGATAACAAAGTAATGGTTAACTGGGGTATCGACGAGGCTCAAGTACTTAAAAATTTAAACATCAAAGTACCTTCCCCGATCGAAGGGAAGTATAAGTGGACGGGTAAGTACACGCCGTTCGAGCACCAGAAAACGACTTCTTCTTTTCTTACGTTAAACAAACGTGCCTTCTGCTTCAACGAGCAGGGTACCGGCAAGACTGCTAGTGCTATCTGGGCGGCAGACTATCTTATGAACGAAGGGCACATTAAACGTGCTCTAGTGATATGCCCCCTATCTATCATGGATTCCGCGTGGCGTAACGATTTATTTACATTTGCGATGCACCGAACAGTAGACGTGGCTTACGGGCCAGCAGCAAAACGCAAAGGCATAATCAACAACAATGCTGATTTCGTGATAATAAATTATGACGGTGTAGAGATTGTGTCAGACGCTATAGCAAACGGTGGGTTTGACCTGATTATTGTGGATGAAGCTACTCATTATAAAAACGCACAGACCAAGCGATGGAAGACGCTTAACGCATTACTCACGCCAGATAAATGGTTGTGGATGATGACGGGTACTCCCGCAGCTCAGAGTCCCCTCGATGCTTATGGTATAGCCAAACTTGTTAACCAGTCAGCGGTACCAAGGTTCTTCGGGTCATTCCGCGACCGAGTGATGACAAAGATCACCAACTTTAGATGGGTGCCGAAGGACGACG